ATACTAATACAACTCCAGGAAGTAACTTTAACAATATTTTAACAACTAAAACGCTTACGCAATCAGCTGCGGCAACGGGTATAAGCCCAACGTTTACGACAATACCAGCTGGTACGCAAGTGTTTAAACTATCAGCTAACTTCCAAACAGGTACAACTAATTCAGTATCTGAGGTAATGGAAAATCTTACTGATTTTGAGATTGACGGTAGAGATGACGATGATGTGTTAAGCTTAGGTGTATTTAAACTGCGTAAGTCAATTTACGCCAATGAAGCGTTTAAGCTTGATTATGTGTTAGAAGATGGAATAGCAGGATCTATTAACTACTATAGAACAAAGCTTAATCCAGCTGGTGGCTTAGATGTACCGTTCTTTGTTGAGAGTCGCGATGATTCGTCACGAAACGTGGTTGTAAAAGTTAATGATTATGTCTCTAATAGACTTAGAGGTACAAATGCCTTAGATGCTGCCGGTAATGTTAATAAGAGAGTTAGAGTATTAACAACTCAACTAGCTACTAATACTGATGCGGCCGGAGTAGCAAAAACTGGAATCGACGGAGGTTTATATACAGGTCTAGATACAGCATTAGGTAAAGCTGAAAGTATATATGGGCTTGGTGCTTATACTGAAGCAACTGTTAAGGGTAAGGAATTAGGTGATATACCTAGTAAGCTTGAAAGAGCTCTTGACGGTGTTAAAAATGATGACATCTACGATATTGATGTTGTTGTTGAAGGTGGCTTAGGAACAATCTATGCAATTGCTAGCGCAGACAGTACAACGTACTATGATGAATATTCCTCAACATCTGCTGCGGCTGTTAATGGATTAAGAACTTCTAATGATATTACTGGAGATGCTTTAACTCTTAGAAATAACTACTCTACTATCTTTAATAAGTTTGAGCAATTCTGCTCACCGCCTTATCTTGGTGGAGGTAGAGGTGATTGTATCTTTATTGCTGATCCATTACGTCAGATCTTCATACAGGGTTCTGGTGGTAGAGTGTTAGATGATAAGAATAAGAACTTCCAAACTGACATTTACTGGCCTATAAGACATCAGTTCGCAAATGAGAATACATCTTACGCTACTGTATATGGTAACTGGGCATTAGTTTATGATAGCTACTCAGGACGTCAAGTTTACGTTCCATTCTCTGGCTTTGCTGGAGCTACAATGGCAAGAACAGATGCAGCAACCTTCCCATGGTTTGCACCAGCTGGCTTTACTAGAGGGCTTGTAACATTTGCAAATGATATTGCAGTTAATCCAAATCAGAAGCAAAGAGATGAGCTTTATAAAGCTAATATTAACCCTGTAGCACAATTCCCATCACAGGGATTAGTAATATTTGGTCAGAAGACACTTTCAAAGAAATCGAGCGCATTCGACAGAATTAATGTTAGAAGGCTGTTCTTAAGCTTAGAGAGACCAACTAAGAAAGTTTCTAGATTCTTCGTATTTGAACAGAATACAGAGTTTACTAGAACCAGAATTGTTAACACACTTACCCCGATCTTTGAAAGGGCTAAGAATAATGAAGGTCTGTTTGACTACTTGATTGTTTGTGATGAAAGAAACAACACTCCGCAAGTTATCGATGCTAATGAGTTGGTAGTTGATATTTACATCAAGCCGACAAGAACAGCAGAGTTTATATTAGTTAACTTCTACGCTACTAGAACAGATGCTAATTTTGAAGAATTAATCGGTGGTTAATGAACTAAACAATAAATAATATTATGGCAACAACTATTCAAAACTTCTTTACCAGAGCTGCAGAAAAGCAATTTTCCCGTGACTTTCTATTTCGAGTAAGGCAAATAGACTTAATCGGTGGAATTAGTTTTAACGGGGAAGATGACCTAGTTTACGCTAGGACTGCAAACTTACCAGGAAGAAACATAACTAACCAAACTGTTAACTATTTCGGTCAACAGTTTCAAGTACCTGGAAGGTCAACATATGCTAACGCTGAAGGTTATTCAATTGAGTTCTATCACGATGAAGATTGTGAACTAAGAACGAAAATGGAGCAAGCTTCAAGAGCAGTGTTTAATAATGAAACATCTCTCGGTTCATATGGTATGCCTGGTGAAGAGTCAAGAATTAACTTAGTTCAAATTGATAAAGGTCTGAACGATGTTAGAAACATTGAGCTTGTTGGAGCATCAATTAGAGAGATTGGAGACATTGAATACTCTATTGCTGAAGGTGAAGGAGCCATTTTAAACTTCTCTACTACATTCGCTTACCACTTCTACAGAGATTTTAGTTAACTGTATCTTTAGCAGGTTTGCCGATTAAATATTATTAATGGCAAGAGAACAATATGACTTTCTCAGTAACTATAGCGTTGGTGGTCCTCCAAAGTTCTATCTCTCTTTACCATCTCTATGGAAAATAGAATTCTCTAATGCAAGCTCGGTAGTTGGTCAAGTCGACCAGGCATTATCAAAAGCTCGTGAGCGGTGGAGAGTTAAAAATACACCAGAGGAGTTTGTATCTAATGGTAACACTATGGTAGCTCGTGAAGTAACTGTTCCAGGTGAAACAACAGAGTTTCTTGAAGCAGGAGGAGATATAAACAAAGGTGGATTCTTACCAGCATTTGGTGTAGAAAAGAGACAAGGGTTCTTAAATAGAAATCTTACAGTAAATGTATTTGATACAAATGAAGATTTAGAGCATAACTTTTTTAGACCGTGGATGATAGCAATAGGTATTGATGGTTTAATAAATAGAGGGCTGCTATGTCCTAATGTTGTTTTAAGACAATATAATAACAAAGGTGAAATTCGTAAAGGTTATATTTTTACTGATGTATTTCCTACTAACATAGAAGGTTATACAATTGATTATGATAATGAATCGTTTTTAGAAAAAAGCATTACGTTTGCATTTAGAAACTACGAACCTATCGATACAAATCAGTCTCCTTCTTGACAATTTATTTTGCGCTATAATTAATAATATGGATCTCTCCTTTACCCTTCCTAATAAAAAGGAAGTTGTAGTAAAAGAAATATTATACAAGGATCTACGAAAGATGGCTTTGTATAATGACTCTTCTCGCTCTAATATAATTAAATTTCTGGAATCATTTATTGTAACAAAAGGTCTAAATGTAGTAGAAAAATTATTTACATTCTTTATTTTAAGAGAAAAATGTATTGGTGAACAAGTTGCTGTCGGATCTAAAAAAGGTAATGTCAATATTGACTTACAACTCTTTAGAAAAAATATTGGCTCTTTTGATGATATAAGACAGGAAATAGATGTTGAGGGAATTAAATGCGTTCTAAACTACCCCTCAAGGTTTTATGTTGGTGATACTGATTTTATTTTTTCACTTATTGAGAGTTTGGAAATTGATAATGAAAAGATAATATTGTCTTCATTATCTGAAGAAGACTACACAAATGTTGTCGGTAGGTTACCTGACACTATCTTTAACTATATCGAAAAGTTTGTAAAAAGTAATGCACCGCATTTTAGTATGATTGTCTATAACGGTAAAGAGAGTATGGAGATAGATGAAATCAAACTTAACATGTTAGATGGATCTCTTGTTGCTTTTATCGTCAAATTATTTGACTGTATAGGTGATACAGACTATAGGGAAATGTTATTCGTCTTAAGCAAAAGGATTCCGGATGTACTATTTCTTACAAACTGTACATATCTTGAACTTTTTGATTACTATAAATTATATCAAGATGAGGTCGAGAAACAAAACCAAGACTTGCAAAATCAAAGTGCTAGCTAAATATATGTATGAGTAAAAATGTCTCGTCCTTTTTAAATAAATTAGATAAACTTAATGACGTAACTATTGAAGTTTTTGTACCATCGTTAAAAAAGAAGGTACCTACAAAGCCTTTAAACTTAAAGCAACAAAAAGATTTAATCTCTTCTGCACTTGACGGTCTTAAAGGTACATTAGATTTTAACAGAACACTTAATAAAATTATCATTGAAAACTCTGGGTTATCAGATTTAAAGATATATGATAAGCTTCCTTTTATTGTTGCATTAAGAAAGCATGCTCTAGGTAATAAAGTAGGTAAGATTGAACTACAGGGCGTTCTTAACAACATTAAAAATATTCCACTAAACGTTAAAAATGAATCAACTATTAAGCAGGATACTTTAAAACTGACACTTAAGATACCTACTTTACGAGAGGAAAACATGCTACTTAATAAGTGTGAGCAGGAAATTAATACTGAGCAAGAGTTACTTAAAGAAGGTATTGGAAAATTGTACATTTATGAAATACTCAAGCATATCAATACAATCCAGGTTGATGATGATGTAATCGATTTAGACGATATACGAATTCACGAGCGTGTAAAGCTTGTTGAAAAACTTCCTCTCAGCGTCTATTCTAAAATTTCAGATTTTATTGAAACTATTAATAAGTATAATACTGATATACTTACAGTTGATGAGACAGAGTTAGCAATTGATGCTGAATTCTTCGATACTTCAGGGAGCGATTAAATATTTAGGTGGCAGGACCTGATGATATAATTGCTTTAACTGATGCGACAGAGAAACTGGCTGCTATGCAGGAGTCAGAGGCTCAAGCAGCAGGTGACTATGATGCTATTGACAGCATCGGTAAAAATGTTACCAATTCATCTTTATACGGTGTTAAAAAGGGACCAAAAGTAAAAGCTAATTTAACTTCTCCTGAAAAGTCTCGTCTTAAAAATAAGATGAGTATTGTTTTTAAACAATGGTTTCTGGAAAAGAGTAAGTATGACAAGGATGACAAGCCTGATACAGTTATAAAGAGAAAAAAAGACCAAGTTAAAAAGAGCGGTGATGATCGATTAACGGCGGAAGAAGGTGAAGAAGATGGTCAGGGTCTTCTAGATTGGATATCGGGCATGCTTGGCATACTAGGTATTGGTGGGTTTGCCGGTCGAAGAGGGTTAATGAGGATGCTTGGTGGGTGGATATGGAAAGGTGTAAAATGGGCTGGTGGTAAAATATGGGGTGCTCTTAAAGGTGTGGGCCGAGCCGCATGGGGAGCAATTAAAGCTGGTTTTAGAGGAGTAGGAAATTTCTTTAGTGGGTTATGGCAAGGGTTTAAAGGATCAGGGTTTTGGAAAGGATTCACCGGTGCTCTGAGCAGTGGAGTTAATGCTGCAAAAGGTATGTTAAGCTCTGCAAAAGGCGCTTTAACAAGCGCTTTATCAAGTATTGGTAATGCTACTAGGTCTGCGTTTGAAGCCGGTAAAGGCGCTTTGAAAAGTGTCGGTCAGAAAGTTGCTGAAAAAGGAGGAGGATTTGGAAATTGGCTGGGTGGTAAGCTCAAAGGGGGATTCCAAGCAGCTAAAGATTTTGGAGGGAAAGCTATACAAAAAACTGGAGCAGCACTAAAAGCAGGTAAAGATGTAGCTGTAGATCTTGGAAGTAAAGCGATCCAAAAAACCGGAACAGCACTAAAAACAGTTAAAGATGTGGCTGTAAAGGGAGTACAAGCCGGATACCAAGGTGTGAAGGCAGCGGGGGGCGCTGTTTACAATGTAGCTAAGAAAGGAGTTGCATTAGTAGGTAAGCCGTTAAAAATGGCCTGGGATGGAGCAAAAAATTATATGATTAAGGGCGGTGGTAGTAAAGCATTACAGGGTGTTTTAAAGAGAATACCTTTTATTGGTGCAGCTATTGAAGGTGCTTTTGCTGCTTATGATATTAATAAATTTTCTAAGAATCCGGAATCATCAATGGAAGAGTTAGAGCAAAATATAGGTAAGCGTGTTGCAGAAGGTTTAGGTGGTGTAGTGTTGGGTGCAGCGTTAGGAGCGGCGTTATCTGGTCCTCCACCATTTGGATTAGGACCGGTCGGTACCTTCTTAGGGTTTATGGCCGGTGATTGGGTTGGTAGAAAAATAGGGGGAATGTTATCAGATCATTTTGGAGCTAGACCGCTAGGACGTATGATAATGTCATTCTTCCCTGGTTTAACAGAAAATAGAACACAAGCAATTCAGGCTGCTGCAGGTGGAGATGAAGAGGCAAAGGCTAATTTGAAGAAAAAGAACCCTGAGTATCAAAAAGATCCAGAATTTAATGACTTTATTTGGAGACCTGGAGCTAAACGTCCTGTTTCATTTAGCCGGAGTGATATTGTAATGGGAATGAAACGTGGTGGTCCTATAGGGGAAATGGTTGGAAGATCAGAAAGTATTGTTGATAAATTATTAGGCAATACCAGTAAAACTGTAAAGAGCCTATTTGGTAAAACTCAAGACGCATTGAAGAGCTTAACGAGTCGTTCAGAACAACCAAAGCAATATACAACTGTAAATCAAATATTAAGTGATCCATTTTTATCAGCTGAAGGCAATGAAAGTGAACAGTCTGGAAGAATAGCAAGTCTTCAATTAAAAGCTATAGGAGTATCTAATACGTACTTAGCGCAACTAGTACAACTTACACAGGCATTAGTTAAAAAACCAACCGGGGGTGGTAGTGGTGGTAACGTAGTAAGTGTATCACCGCCTAGCAACTCTATTGCTGGGACACAAGGAGATCCATCTGGTCCACAAATGGGTGATAGTAGAGTAGAATTTTATAATTCGCCTTATAGTATGCATACCCCAGGTACGCTTACATAAATATTATTATGGCCGATACGGACATAGTTAGAAATTATGACTGGACCTCAGTTCCCAGAAACTCACCTTTAAGGGAAGAGGCTCCACAGGCTATTTGCACGGCACATGATCTCGATTCTAACCAGCTTCAGCAATTTGTTAATGGTTATCTGAATACTGTACGACCGGCATCTAAAGAGGGCAGTGGAATTGATGACGGTATTGCATTTTATAGAGGTCTTTACGAGGGTGGTAAACAACTTGGTACTTATTTCTTTCCCTTCTTTACTGATGATTATCGATCATTTAGCAACGAATATGCTGACTCTTTTTCTCCGATAAGTCAGAGAGGTGCACAAATGATAGGGGCAGAGGTAATTGAAAACTTAGCAGGTGCTGGTGAGAAGCTTATTGGTGGTGGTACAGCGTTGGGTAAAGGTCTGCTATCGGTTGGTAGTAGCTTAGTAGATGGTGTAAAGGCAATGGGGGATCCTAAAGCAGAGGGTGGTGGTGGTACTGAGGCAGGTTTTAAAGGAATAATAGATAAGATCGGTAAAGGGGCTAGGACAATGCAAGGCAGCATGGCAGGTACGAAAACAGTAGGTTCCCCGGGTAGTTTTATTGAAACGCCTAAATTTTATCAGTATGCCAATACCGATCAAGGGTTACAGTTATCTTTTGCTTTATCTAATACTCTCAATGACGACGCTATAGTTAAAAATGCTGAGTTTATAAAGGAATTTACTATGATAAACAGACCTACACGTGAAGGTGCTCTTGGTATGACCTTCCCAGCAATCTATCATATTGAAGTGCCTGGTTTGAGATATATAGAATGGGCTTCATTAGATAACTTTAGTATTTCAATGCAAGGTCAAAGAAGAAGAATAGGTGGATCTATTGTCCCGGAAGCCTATATAGTAAATCTAACCTTTACATCGCTCACAATCGAGCCAGCTAACTTTATGAAGATGGTGAAGACACCGGGACAGAGTCCAGCAGAATATGAATATAAACGTTCAGAAGCTCTCGGGCTACTGAGAACACAGGCTGCGAGAACAGGGAGCTTCTTTAACGCGTTTGAGCAGGTTTCTTTAGATTTAGCGGCGGATGCAGCGAATGCTGAGTTGAATGCTGCTAGAAGATCGACAGGGCAAGCAACAACAAATGAATAAAATGAGTTTAACAGGCACAACAGGAAAATACCAAAACGATATCGAAGCGCTTGATAGGCTTCCATTAACTCGTTACGAGAGAATATTTCGTATATACACAGAAGGAAAGAGTGATAAGCAGTTTTATTTTTATAATATTCTCAATAAGATAGAATTTCCTAATAATATAGATCCTGAATTACTTGAAACTTATATAGTTAAATCACGTGAACCTTTAACTACTACTTCACATAATATATATGATGATATTGATAGTTGGTGGATTATATATTTACTAAACAAGCCTCTTCTTAATAACTTATTTTACGCTGAAGGAGGTATGCAGCTAAAGTATATTAAGAAAAATGAAAGGGGTTTAATCTATCAACAGATTACCGAGACAACTGCCTTTAGTAACAGACACTTCTAATGAAGCCAGGTAAAGACATCTATCCAATTAACGGTAGTGAGTTTTTCTGTAAGTTTAATCTCACCGGACCGGGTACCGGTGGTGGTCCAGCTGAAATTAACTTTACAAAATCGGCAGTTGTTACATTTGAGTTAGAAGAAAACTTTTTTGAGCCATTCGCTAGTGCAAGTGTAACCGTTAACAACCCATTTGATTTTATTGAAAACACTGTATTTACAAGAGGAGATGGTAGAGATAAATTTAAAATTACCCTCTTTAATAACTTAGATACGAGACCGAAAGATGAAATAAAATTAGAATATGACTTTGTTATAGCTAATGAAAGCAACAGTGTCTCAAAAACAGATCGATCAAATAATTTTAAAACATATACATTAATAGAAGAAAATTATTTTAAGTTAAATGAAAAAATTCCTTATGGGAAGAGGTATGGTGGTGGCGGTCGAGGAGGACCTGCTGTTGCAATTGGTGATATAATTCAAGAAATTTTAGAAGAGGTTATTGGACCAGGTTGTATTGATGAGGAAAACTGGGAGCCAGGTGATATGGTTATAGATAATTTTCCAGAGTATATTATACCGCCTATATCATTTAGATATTCTGATTTAATAAAGTATTTACTTAGAATATATTACTTTATTGACGGCGATTTATCATGTCAAGGGTTTCTTACCTTTGATAGAGTAAATAAAAAATATCAATTACGACCCATAAGTAAAATATTTGGTGAAAATTCTAAGTTAACACAAGAGACTTTTGGTGTAGGTGACTTAACTAATATGAAAAATCTTGGAGATTCTCCAGATAACCCAATTGATGAAAAGATTCCTACTAACGAATACACTAACGCGTTAAAGAGTACAAACTTTACTACACCTATGGTAACATACAGTAATGAATTTTTTACTAATTATTCTATTGCTACAACTGATAGAGAGTTAGGGATAGAAGTTAAAAAGCTAATGACAATTAAAGACGTGAAGGAAGCATGGACAAAATCATTTGTTGATGTTTTTAAGTATGTCGGTGGTAAGCCTGAACCTTTCTTACCTTTAAATCAGGCAAAAAGCGAGATATTTAAACCCTTTATTCTACCATATAAGAAAGAGCATGTTAAGCATATTGCTAAAGCTCAAATGGTATCTAACTTAACATTTTTTAATCTTCAACTAGCTATCGATAATATTGGTGATACAGCGAGAAAGCCTGGTAAGTTTATAGATGTATTTAAAAGAAATAAAGAAGAAGAGATTGTAGATAAAAAGTTATTAGGTAGATGGTTTGTTACTAAAGTGAGACATCTATTCAATAAGGATAAGTACTATAACGTAATATCATGTATTAAGACATGTACGGGGCCTGGAATGAAAGTTAAAGATGTAAATTAAATGGCAATATGTAATAAAAGTGTAGAAACGTTAAGAGCTTTAGAATTAACTAAAGATCAGTTTGTATCTGTCATAGAGACAGATTGTAAGGATCAAAGTAAAGGTCCAATATTAGGTTATACATTTACAAATAAAGACAAAGAGCTTTGTGAGTCATTTAAGAAAGTATATCAGCTAGGATTTAACCAACTACAGATTTTTGTTGACGATCTCATAAAAGGTAACCCTGAAATAGATGAACAAGCTGCTCTATATTATATAAGACAACTATACAATGGTCCGTTTACTAACCAAGTAGCTATATATGCTCAAAATCCTTATAGAGGTAGAGGGAGAGAACAAAACTGTTTTTTCCCATCACCTGATATATTAGGTTGTCTTGCAAATACAGCTCAGCAAAATGCCGGTACAGCAATTTATTATGGCGAATCAAACGACATATCCTTAAATCTAGTTAAAAAGACTCCAGCATTTATTCGCAGAAATCTTAGTAACTGTCAAAGAACTTGCGCGCAAGTCATTCAATATAATACTGAGAGTACTGTTTATAGTGATAACACACTTCCATATATTGATAAACGCTCTGTTGAACGTGTTAACACAGAATATTTAGGTAGGTATACAGCCTCTACAATTGCTGTAGGTAACCTCATGCTGAAGGATATTAATTTTAGTAATATTTTACGCGGAATTGCTAATACCATTATTGGTATAATTGAAGATTACCTAGGAGTAGATGCATTTAGATTATTTGAGTATAAGAGAAATATAAACTTCTTTGACCCAGAACAAAATATATCAAAAACAGAAAACGGTCAAGTATGTAAATCGTTTTTAATTTTGAAGAAAGCTTTTGATGAGCAAGGAAATGAGTATATTGATGAAGAGTGTGTTGAAGTGTGTTGCAGTTGTTGCTGTGGACCATCAATACCTAATTTCGGACTTACACTTTCCACTAGTAGTGGTTCTTTTGATTTATACACTGTCGCCGGTCAAGGTGGTGCTAGAAGTGGGGGTGGTAGACCTCGGGAAAATCCTAATATAGGCGGGACTCAATTAACACCTGAACAAACAGCTATCGATAGACTCGGTACTTTTCCAGGTGTGTTAAATGTTACAACCTTTACAAGCCCACAAAGCGCTTCAAATAAGACACTTGAATTGACTAACGGTGCTTTGTCTGGTTCACACTCCCACCCAACAAGTACAGGTGAGACGGTATGGATGCCATTCCCGACAATGAAAGAGTTTGAAAATTACCTAGCTCAAACTAAAGAAAAGGATATTTGTGTTAGTGAGGATAGTTGCGATAATCTTAAGTTTTAAACGTCTATAACATCCTCATCCTTTTCGACTAAAGCCTTCATTATATCGTCTCTAGATAATAACATTTTAGTTTGATTGTCAGCAATGTTTAATCTCTCTTTAGATTCTACATCCATTCGCTTAACTTCTTTTTGCGTTTCATTTCTCTCATTTGAGCTATGAAGCTTTTGTAGTGTATCTATTGAACCAGCTGTTGCTTTTATTACTTCAGCTAAGGCTGCAACATCTCTATTTTCCGGAGCTGATGAAATATAATCATTTACATTATCAACAATTTCAAGGGATTTAGCAACTAATTTACCTGAGGACTTCATGATAAACTCTTCGAGATTATCTTTATCGATAGTTACATCTTGCTTTTTTTCGCGTACAGTATTATTATTGCCCTTTATTTGGGCAATAATATCGTTAACCGCTTCATCTAGCTCTTCTTCAGCCATTACATATATATTTAATCCATACTTGAATTTTTTACAATATATCTTATCATAAGTATATGATATTGAAATTTAAGAAGATTAGTGAGAACGCGGTTCTCCCTTCAAAAAACCATAAGGACGACACAGGGCTAGATGTTACGTGTGTGGAGGATAAAACTATTCCTGCAAAAGGATCTGCTGTTATTGATGTGGGGTTAAAGTTCGCTTATATTCAGCCGGGGTATTGGGTAAGAATTGAAGGTAGATCGGGTCTAGGATTTAAACACGGTATTTTACCTCATCCAGGTATTATTGATAGTGGTTATAGAGGTAGTGCTGGAATTAAGCTGTATAACCTAACAGATAAAGATTATGAAATCAAAGCTGGTGATAGAATAGCGCAGTTTGTAGTTTATAATAATCACGATGTTAACGTTATTGAGGGTGAAATTGAACAATCTTCTCGTGGTGAAAAAGGCTTTGGTTCATCTGGTAAGTAATTATGATTGATTTTGATAAAATTTGGGTTGAAAAATATCGACCACAAACGCTGAATGATGTTATTTTAGATAATGAGACATTACGCGTTGTCGAAGAATATACGAATGAAATACCTAATCTTCTTTTTGTTGGTAATCCTGGTACTGGTAAGACCACCCTTGCTAGAGTTATTGTTAACGATATTCTCGGATGTAATTACCTTTATATTAATGCTTCTGATGAGTCTGGTATCGATACTATTAGACATAATATCACTAATTTTGCTCAAACTAAGTCATTTGATGGTGGTGTAAAAGTAGTTATATTAGATGAGGGAGATGGATTAACAGCACAAGCACAAGCTGCGTTACGTAATACTATGGAAACGTATGCTAAGTATTGTAGATTCATTATTACAGCTAATTATAAGCATAAAATTATACCTGCTATACAATCAAGATGTCAGTCATTAGATCTTAAACCTGTTCTTGAGCAAGCTGTTAAAAGATGTTATAGTATTCTAAAACAAGAAAATGTAAATATAAGTGATGAGCAAAAGAAAAAGTTTATACAACTCGTCAAGCGTTACTTCCCCGATCTACGGAAAACGATTAACGAGCTTCAAAAAAGCGTTATTGATTCAGTCCTCTCTATTGATAGTAACGTGTCTGATAACGAGTTGTTATCTAAGTGCTTCGAAGGACTAGCCGCGGGTAAGTCTCTCGAATTAAGAAAGTACTTGATAGAAAATGAAGATAGATTTCAAGGTGATTATGATACGTTGTTAGCGAATCTTTTAGATTATATCTATGATCAAAAAATGGAAGATATTAAAAAGAAAGCTATGATAGCTACTATAGCAGATCATCTTTATAAGAGCGCTTTCGTTGTAGATAAAGAAATTAATGCATTTGCCTGTTTAATAAATTTAGAAAAAGCATAAATATAATATATGAAGCCTTTATTATTAATAAGGCTCTTAATATTATTATTAGCAATAGTATCCCCTTTAGGAGCCCAGACTGTCTCTAACTTATCAGGTTTTGAAGTTGAGAGAATAAGAGCTAACTCTTTAACACTTATAGGCCTTAACACATCAGTCAATCCTAATGGAAGTGTATCTAGATCAATAGGTAAAATATTTGGACCATCTTCTGCTGCTTATGTACTAGGTAATACTAACCCAGCAAATGCTGACATTATATGGGTGCCAAATGAAGACGGTACATGGTTACAAATTTTTTGGAGTCCGGGAGGAGATGTATTTCCTCCTATAACTCGAGGTTGGAGAGCTGTAGGTTATGGCGACCAAGACGTCTCTGGAACAATGGTAAAACGAGGATTCTTTTATGAATCAAAAAGAAATGAAGATTGGGGATTAGCTATAGGAGGCTTCGTAAATAGAGCAAACAATAATATTATTTCAAATAAGAGTTGGACTCTTATAAACAGAGGAACACCTGTGCCGATTTCATTTGCTGAAGCTAACATTAGTAGTTCACCTGGTCTGTTAAAAGGAGATGAGTCGAGGGGTGATATATTTTGGATACAAAGAGAAGGCAAATGGGAAGGATATTATTATACTTTAAAGCAACAATTTCCTCCTTTAACTGAAGGGTGGAAGAAGGTAGGCGATGGTAATACAGATCATAGCTATACGTTAATATCATCTTCTGCTATCTTTTTACAAGCTCCTAAATGGTCTGTTACAAACAATATGCTACCGGCGCAGCGCATAATAACTACCTGGCCTCCTGCGGGATTTAAGAGAATTAAAAAAGCGACTGATCCTAATGAACCTCCAGCAGCTATGGTCAACAATATGCTTGAATGGGGATTTGGGCAAAATCTAAATAATCTCTATTTTGTAATTACATGGCCTGGTAAAGCCGGTATAAGCTATACATCTGAGTATTATGATACATTCACTGGCTGGAATGTCTTAGCAACTAGAGAAGGGACAGGAGGTCCAGAATTACTCTTTAATTATGCTGTAGTTAATAATCTACCATGGGGAGTAGCTAGAGTTACCTCTAACTGGTCTAACTAGGGATATACTGCTTAGTATAAGAATTTACTTCTTGAGATGGGGTAGCTGGCTGTGATGGAATTTGGGTATTGTCCTTAGGTAAAGATCTTTCAGTATTACTCAGCTCACCATTACCCCTGTCTGTCTTATTTTGAATATTATCTTTATCCTCTTCTGCTTCTTCAGGTTTAATATTAACATTATCCTTACGTCTCATAGCGTCAGGAATAGGTAATAAATTTGGAGCATATTGAACAGGTTGACCTAACCCACAGGGTACAGAACAATAATGAGAAAAACGACCTCCACCGGTATCTAAGGCTATGTCTAAAACTGTTTTAAGAGAAGAAGTTTGATCATTTGAAGGATAACGAGCTGGGTCTGTATCTTTTATATTAACAACTCTAATATGAAGACCTGATTCAATCATGTCATCTATAAGCTCTTTAATGTTATCTCCTAAACCTTTATATGCGTCATGACTCTTAAAGTCATCATTAAACTTAAAAACGTCGCCTACTAAAAAGCCGCCGCGTTCAAATCTACGCATATAATTTTCAAAGAGCTTTACAAACTTCTTTTCTTTAGCCATATATTTATTTATGCCAGATCGGCCGTAATTGCGCTATTTCTTTTTCTTCTTCTTACCGCTACCACCATGCTCATTTAATTGAACTACTGTAACTTCTTCAGCAAGTACTTTTGCTAATTTACCGTTATGTTCAACATAATATTCTTCAATAACGCCTGCTGAAGTTAAGCTATGGTGAAGGACTTTCTTGACTGACTCCCCAAACTGAGGATGTTTAATGTGAGAAGCTCAGTCGTGTTCAATATCACCACCTTTAAAATTAAACTCTTCATCTTCGATATCCTCTTCCATCTCTTCGAGATGCTTCATAAGCTTAGCCTTACCGAGCATCTTTAAAGCATGCTTAAGATGATCAATACCTTTATCATCTTCGTTATCTTCAAATGGAATCTTATCTTGTGCACCGTGACTAGGAGAAAATGGTCTATCTTCTTCCTTCATACTATCAGCTGCAGCTTGAGGATTACCTGTATTTTGAAACATATGCGCTCCGTTCAACATCTCGTTGTACGTCTCGTTTAGTTGGTGAATATCTTTACCGAAATTTCTGTGTTGTTTAGACATATAATTATTTATTAAATCTATAAATATTTACAGTAAAAATGCCATATAAAGCTAAAAAAGAAGGTAATAAGTATTGTGTATATAAGGGTACAAAGAAGGTTGGGTGCACAAAAGGTACAAAGGATGCTAAAAATAAATATCTTGCAGCATTACATATAGCAGATAAGGAAGAGGAAGAAGAAAGCTTTGATGATTTAGCTGCTGAAATATTAAAAAATATATATCAAGATGATAGTGAGAGAGAGTTAAAATATGAAGAGGAAGTCTAAAAGAGGTTTCTTATTAAATATATAAGTAATGGCTTTAATTAAGATAGATTCAGTATCAGTTACTGAGGCAGAAGACGCAGCTCTTAAGCAGCAATATCTATATAAAGACTTATTTCTTGATATTGAGAATAGAGTCTCCTTTAATCGTCAGTTAAATCGTAAAGAGGAGCTTAAAGACGTACAAGGTTTATACGATATAGAGTCAATACAAAATAGTATAGCAAATGCTTTACTTACATCACCAGGAGAAAAAATTCTAAACCCTGAATTTGGAATAGATTTAAGAAGATTTATTTTCGATCCTGTAAGTCCTTTTACTGAATTAGAGATACAATCTGATATAGAAGAAAATTTACCTAACTTCGAACCACGAATAGAATTAGAAAAAGTAGAAGTAAGTGCTAATGAGGATCAACAGGAATATAATATTACACTACAAATAAACGTACCGTCTCTTAATGTATATGGACTATCACTTAGATCTGTATTAAATAGTAATGGATATAACTTTATATAAAAATGGCTGATAAAAACAATAATTTTTTAGATTTTAACTTACCGCAAGATGCATATGCAGCATTTGACGCGGTAAGTTTGAAAGATTTCATTATTCAACGTTTAAATGAAAATGAAAAATTTACTGATCAAAATTTTGAAGGTAGTAATTTAGCTGCTATTATAGATATAATTGCTTATTCATATCATGTTTTGTTATTTTATTTAAATAATACAGCTTCCGAATCTACTTTCGACCAGGCGACCTTATACGAAAACATGAATAAAATTGTTAAGGTTATAGGATATAAACCTGTTGGAAAAAAAACTTCTCTCGCTTCAATAAACGCTACTGCAAATGCAGACTTAGCAGTAGGTAATTATACTATTAAAAAATATTCTTTCTTCTTAGTAGATAGTATTCCTTTTACCTTTAATAGTGATTATAGCTTTACTATAGCTGATCAAAAAGAGCAAAAATTAACTGAACTTGATAACAATGTAATACTATATCAAGGATCTGTAAGTGAATATCCTGATTATACTGCACAGGGTACTGATTTTGAAAAGGTTACTCTTGTTGTTGATAATATTCTAGACCCTGGAGATAGTGGGAGATTTATAGCAGATGATACTGTTAGTGTTTATGTTAAAGAAGCTAGTTCTGGTTTATATTATGAATATAGCGAAGTAGATAGTTTATATATTAAAGATAATAATTCAAGGTGTTATGAAAAACGGTTGAACGAAAATGGTCACTTTGAAATAAAATTTGGTGATGGTACTTCAGGTAGAAAGCTTTCAAAGGGCGACGTTGTATCTATAAATTATATTTTATCAGACGGGCAAAGGGGTATAGTAAGTACAAATGCTATAAACGGTAATAAGCTTTTCGTTTATGATAGCTCTAGACAAAGAGAAATATTTGATGATACATATACCAACAAAGATTCTACGACATTTATATCATCAGCAAATAATTCTAATTTAACTTTTAAAAATCCACAACCGTCTTCTCCTATAACTACAGAAGAAACAGTAGATGAAATAAGAGAAAACGCACCTAAATTATTTAGCTCTCAACAAAGACTTGTTAGTGTAACTGATTACGAAGGTTTTATAAGTAAAAATTTCTCTAATATATTAATAGATAATAAAGTTGTTAGTAATCAGACCTTTATTAATGATTATATACAGTATTTTTATAATATATGTGTAGATCCTGATAAATCAAATCGAGTATTACTTAATCAAGTCAACTTTTCTGATAGTTGTGATTTTAATAATATTAATATATTTACAGTACCTAGATTTAATATAGCTAAAGACGGTGACTATCCTCCATTTTTAAGTAATTCAATTAAAAAGCTTATAGTTGATTCTTCTTTAGAAAGAAAAACTATTAGTCATGAAGTAGTTCCAAGAGACCCTATTTATATGGCTTTTGATTTAGGATTTTCTAATCAAGTTGACTTAGAACCTGAAGTATCTAAAAATACAAAGTTAGTTATAGTTAGAGAATCTAATAATAAAATTA